GCTAGCTCTAACTTAACAGAGACGATTTATATTACATCTGAATATGTTTCAGGTGGTGATGTATTTTCTCTTCCGGCTAGCTCTAACTTAACAGAGACGATTTATATTACATCTGAATATGTTTCAGGTGGTGATGTATTTTCTCTTCCGGCTAGCTCTAATCTTACAGAAACAGTTGTAGTCTCTGCTTTACCCTGTATCTCTTATGTTCACTACTCTAAATACGGAAGAAGGTCAACATATAGAGATGTTACAATAACAGGTAATTTTTTATTCCTTGATAACATTTATCTTAGCGCAACAGATAACTCCTTATTTACAACACTTACAACAGAGTATGTAGATTTTTTTACTGATGAAAATTTAACAAGCTTAAAATATTTACCAACCACAATTTATAATCTTACTAATGCCTATCCTGGTATTTCAGCAGTAAGAGTAACAAGCTTCATTAAGGTTTCAGATACTAAAGTAATATTTACCTTACCACCTTTAAGTAGTTTTAGTAATGGAACATTAATAAATTTCATTACATTTAATAAGTCTGGTTATTGTATTTCAGATGGTATAACTGTATTTGATGCAGTTCCAGCTACACCAACACCTACCCCAACAGTAACACCTACCCCTGTTACTCAAACACCAACACCAACTCAAACACCAACACCAACTCAAACAACTACTCCTTCTGTTACACCAACAACACCAATTACTCAAACACCAACACCTACACCTACACCAGCACCTACTTCAACTCCAGATCTTACTCCTACTCTGGCTCCAGGTATTATTATTTCCGGTGTTGGCAATGACTTCTGCGCATATGGTTGTTACACAATGACCTTTGTTGGAAGACTAACTTACTCCTTATATATTAATGGTGTATTATACAGAGTTACAGATGATGTAATCCAATACACTAGCAATTACGTACCTACATCTCAATTAACATACTTACCTTCTCTTAACGGTTGGTACTTGCAAAGTTTAACACCTCAAGGGGTTATTAACTATGCCTATAAACCAGGTGGGTTAGGTTATGATATTAATACATCCTTTACTGTAATGACTGGTGGTGGTTTTATAAACACTAATACCTTCCCGTTCTGCTTTACTCCTTCTGTAACACCTACTAAAACACCAACCCCAACACCTTCGTTCACACCTAGCGGTACCCCAACACCAACCCCAACACATTTGTAATAATAAAATTGAATTAACTGTTCTAAACAATAAATAATTTTATGGCAATTGATGGTTCATCAAAAAACGACACAATGGGTCAAGTAATGAATATGATATATTCAAAGCTTCCTTACACATCCCCTTTGAATAATGTCGATCCGTTAGATGTAATTAATCCAAAATATAAGTTATTTTACGGGATGGGCTCTAATAAAGCCCAAATGTTGAACCGACAGGCTATTTCTACTCCAAAAATGGATACACACCCAATGGGTGGTATTACCATTGATAAGAACTATAGCCAGTTCATGTATGCGAATGTCGACTTTGATAAGACTCGTCGTTTGCTTGAATACAGAATCATGGCACAGTTTGCTGAGGTAGCTGATGCGCTTGATGAGATTTGCGATTCATTTCTTAATAAAGATGAACATAATGAGATTGTAAAGCTTAATTTACGTAACTTTCAACATGACGAAAAGGTTACAACAATTATTAACAAGGAGCTACAAAAGTTTTTACAGAAGCTAGATTTAGAAGGTAAAGGTTGGGAGTATATTAGAATGCTCTTGATGGATGGTGAATTGTATTTTGAAAATGTTGTTAGTCAAAAAGAGCCAGATAAAGGAATTCTTGGCTTCATTAACATCCCTTGCGAATTAATTGACCCTGTTTATGAAAATGTACAGAATCTTTTGATCAAAGGCTATTTGTTGCGTAAGCCATTTGCTGGTAATTCAAAAACAGAAGCCAGCAAGAGACAATCAACTACAGGTAAGTTTGAGTTGATTCCAATGGAAAAGAATCAGATTCTTTATATTAACTCCGGTATTTGGAATCAATCAAAGACTATTCGTGTCCCATACATTGAAAATGCTAGAAGAGCCTATCGTCAATTATCTTTGATTGAAGACTCTATTATCATTTATCGTCTTGTAAGAGCTCCAGAGAGATTGGTGTTTAATGTAGATGTAGGAGACATGCCTAAGCCAAAAGCAGAGGCTTATCTAAAGAAGTTAATGAATAATTTCTGGAGTAAAAAGAGCTATGATGCTTATAACGGCTCTCCAGTATTGACTTATAACCCACAATCAATGATGGATGCCTTCTGGTTCGCCAAGAGACAAGGTGGAGAAGGCACAACTGTAACTACATTAGCAGCAGGTCAGAATCTTGGTCAATTAGACGACTTAAACTACTTTATTAAGAAGCTTTACAAGTCTCTTAAGGTGCCAGTAACAAGACTAAACCCAGAAGATACCACTAACGATTCTGCAACAATCTTAAGAGAAGAGCTCAAGTTTGCTAACTTCATTATTAGGTTGCAAAGAACTTTTGCAGCAGGTTTACGCCCAGCTTTCGTTACTCAACTCAAGCTAAAAGGGTTGCTGGATACATATGAAATTGTTGAAAGTGATATTCAATTAGAGTTTGTACCACCAACCAATTATTACGAGCTAAGACAAAACCAAATTCTTGAATTAAAGTTTGCTAATTTCGGTCAAGTTTCTACTAATGAAATGTTCTCAACTTCTTTTGCCATGAAGAAGTACTTGGGTTGGTCTGATGTGGATATTAAGGCCAATAGAGAGTGGCTCAAGAAGGATGCTGGATTGAAATGGGAGCTTGCTCAGATTGTTAATTCTGGCCCCGATTGGGAACAAAAACAAGCTGAACCTACTTCTGCAGAAAGTCAAATTGCTGGCTTTGGTGGAGGTGGTGGAGGCATGGGTGGTGGAGGAGAAGCTCCTCCAGCCTTTACTCCATTACCTGGAGCTGAAGGTGGAGCAGCTCCTGCTCCAGGTACAGCTCCAGAGGGTGGAGCAGCTCCAGCTCCAACACCAGCACCAGGATCTGAGGCTTCTGCGCTACCAACCTAATAAATTATGTCAATACCTTGTAATCCAGTAGCCTATTATTATAACACAAATCTTGATACTAAGATTAATTCTTATAATCGATTGGCTCAAAGAATCGGTTTTCAGCTAGGTGCACCTGTTCTTAAACTAGAAGTAACTCAAGACATTGTTTATGAGAATATTTCAATAGCTTGTGAACTCTTTACAAAATATGCAGGTTATACAGAAGAGTACTTAATTTTTAATAGTGCCTTGTATGATACAAATGCAGGTGTTAAGCTAGATACATTGTTCACAATCACTCCGTTGATGAGTGCTCTTTCAGCTAATTTTGACTATGATTTAGATAATTATAGAAAAGTAGTTGATGTGTTCTCTCTTGAACAAGGTACTACAACTGGTACTAATACATTGTTCACTATTGAACAAACATTGGCACAGCAAACATATTTTAACTATGCTCTTGGCAACTATGGTTTTGATCTTGTAAGCTGGCATATAACTCAAATGTATATGAGCACAAGAGCCAAGACTCTTACTCAGTATTATTACTTCTATTTTGACCCAAGAACTCAGTATTTAAAGATTTTACCGGACCCATCTATACAAACAGTAACTAGCCAATGGTTTGGGTTAATTGGATGTTATGTTGAACGTCAATTAAAATACATTGTCATGGAGCCTTGGGTACAGCAATACTCATTAGCGCTTACAAAGATAGCAATTGGACAAATAAGAGGTAAATATGCCGGTCAAAGTTTATTTGGTGGTGGTACTGTAAACTATAATGACATGTTGAGTCAAGGTTTAGCAGAAAAAGAAAAGCTAGAAACTCAATTGTTTACAAAGTCTACAGCAGGATTCGGAGATGCCGAACCGCCATTATTCTTTGTTGGATAATGTTCAAAGTTGGGCAATACAAAAAAGGAATTTACAAACCTGTAAACAGGTCAAAATATCTTGGCACTCAAGATCCTGTTTACAGGAGCAGTTACGAATTATATTTCTTTCGTTGGTGTGATAATAACCCTCGAGTTTTAGAATGGGCATCAGAATCTGTTGTTATACCTTACAAATCCCCTCTTGATAATAAATTTCACAAGTACTATGTTGACAATAGCATTGTTTACAAAATAAGTGAATCTGTTGTAAAAAAGTTCTTAGTAGAGATTAAACCATCTAAGCAAACTGAGCAGCCTAAAAGACATGGCAATAAAAAGGAGAGTACATATATAACTGAAGCTACTACATATGCTAAAAATATGGCCAAGTGGGAAGCAGCCAGAAGGTGGTGTGAGGGTAAAAATTTTGAATTTTTAATATTAACAGAAAAACATCTTTTTCTAAAAAAGTAATATGCCATTTATTGATAAACATGAATTGTTATTTGTACATATTCCTCATAGTGGTGGTACATCTATTGAAACGAAGTTTAGAGTTATTAGAGGGCACAACGAGCAAGCTGCTTACAGTTACCATCAAAGAAAGATTGGTGGGGTATATTTTGCTCCTCAACACTACACCCCGAAAATTCTTAATTCATTATTTCCTGAAAGATTCAAAAGTTTTAAGAAATTTACAATTGTTAGAAACCCTTACACAAAGTGTATATCATCTTTCTTTTATAGTAATAAAAGAGAAAATTGTAATGAAAAGTATTTTTTAAAACAATTCCACTTTTGGTGTGAAAAATATTATCTAGTTGATAAGGTAGACTTGCCACAGCATGCTTATTTTGAAGATGTTCATTATGATTATGTTTTACGTACTGAAAGTTTAAACGAAGATTTTAAAAGAATGACCAAAGAGCTAAAAATTGATAGTTTTCTGCCTCATGTAAACAAATCCAAAGCCCCTCGCTCATCTTCATCATATATAAAACTAATTGAACCGCCTACTATAGACTTTATTAATACCTTCTTTAAAAGAGATTTTGAGCTGCTAAAGTATCCGATGATACCTGGTATTTTAACGGGAAAATAAAAAAATCCTAAAAAATTCTAACATTTACTATAAATAATTTTATAATTATATGTCACATAGACTTTTAGTTGAAACTCCTGACTTTGGCAGCTTCACATATATAAAAGAAGAAAAGAATCTGCGTGACGGGAAAGGTCCTAGAATGTACATTGAAGGGCCTTTCATGATGGCTAATGAAGTCAATAAGAATAGACGTCTTTATGATTTAATGGAAATGGTCTCTGAAGTAAAGAGATATTCTGATGAAATGATTAAGTCAGGTAGAGCATTAGGTGAATTGAATCACCCAACTACTGTTGATATCGATCTTTCAAGAGCCTGTCACAGTGTTCAAAATTTAAGACAAGAAGGTAATTATTTTGTTGGTAAGTCTCTTGTTTTAAGTACACCAATGGGTAAGATTGTACAGAATCTTATTGATGATGGAGTTACACCTGGTGTATCTACTAGATGTTTAGGTCAATTAGAACCTGACTCTATTAAAGAAGATGTAAATAGAGTAAAGAACATGAAGTTAGTTGCTATTGATGTTGTAGCTGACCCTTCTTGTCCAAAGGCATTTGTTAACGGTATTCTAGAATCCAAGCAATGGGTTATAAGTGATTCTGGTGAGCTAGAAGAGGCTTATAATAAGTTTGAAAAGTCTATTGGTAATTTGCCTCGCAAAGAGGTAGATAAATTTTTACTTGAGCAGGTATTAATTTTTATCAATAAGCTTAAATAATTATATGGATACACAACTTATTAAGTCATTTATTAAGCAGGTTGGGGTAAAAAATTACTCAGAGGCTAATAAATATTTACAACAAGTCTTAGAAAATAAGATTAAAAGCCGTATTAAAACTGCTTTGAACAAACCACTTTTTTAACATATGTCAACTCTAATTGAAAAATTAAAGGAAGTTACCAAGGATATTCTTAGTGAGGAATCACTAAACCAAATTTCCGAGGCATTCGAGCAGCAAGTAAACAAGGCTGCTGAAGATCGCGCAAAATTGCAACTCGAGGGATTATTGGTTCAGATCGACGAAGACCACTCTGCCAAGGTAGAGAAGCTCGTTGAGGCTATTGACCGTAACCACTCCGATAAGCTTTTGAAGGTTGTTGAAGCAATCAACGAGAACCATGCTGGTAAGCTAAAGACTGTAGTACGCAAGTACGAAAAGGCCCTCAACGAAGACGCTGCCTCATTCAAACAATCTCTTGTTGAATCAATTTCCAACTATCTCGAGGCCTATCTTGACGAAAATCTTCCAAAGACAGCCATTGAAGAGGCTGTTCAAAACAGACGCTCTGCTCAGGTTCTCAACGAGCTACGCAGCATGCTTTCTGTTGATCTAGTACTTGGTAAAGAGACAATCCGCGAGGCTGTATTGGATGGCAAGCAAAAGATTGATGAAAGCTCCAAGATCATTGAGGCTCTAAAGGCTGAGAACAAGCAGCTCAATGAATCTTACAATAGAGCGGTCTCTAATTTAATTTTTGAACAAAAAACAGCTGGTCTACCTGATAATAAGAAAGCCTATTTAGCCAAGGTATTTAAGGGTAAGTCTGCTGAGTTCATCAAAGAAAACTATGACTATACATGCAAGATGTTTGAAAAGCAAGAAGCTAAGAACATCGAAACTCTAACTGAGCAAGCTGTATCCCAGTCTGTTTCTAGAAATCTTGATCGCCCTGTAGTTGAAAGCAACGAACAGGTAATCGAGGAAGGTACATTAGAAAATTCTGATCACCCTCCATTGAAGTTGTACATGCAGGAGCTTTCAAGACACTAAATAAATTTCCATTGAGGCATAAGCCTGATTATGATTTGACATCATATAATGTCTAAAACAAAATAAACATATGAAAAATATCAGACCTTCACAGTCATATATTTCTCCTGATAGAGCTGGCGCTCTTCTTGAGAAGTGGTCACCTGTTCTTGACTTTAACAGCAAGAACGTAAGAACAATCGAAGACGATCACACACGTCTTAACACTGCCATCCTTCTTGAGAACCAAGAAAGATGGTGCATTGAGGAATCTGGTCAGGCTAACGTTTCCGGTTCTACTGCATCCGTATTCGGTAATGCGTACGGAGCCAACGGTGGTATGGGTGGTTTCGGTGCTGCCGTAAACAACTCTACAGGAGATGCAAATGCTGACTGGTATGCAACCGGTGATGCTCGTTTGCCAAAGATCCTCATTCCGATGATCCGTCGTACCTTCCCTGAGTTGATCACTAACGAAATCGTTGGTGTTCAGCCAATGAGCGGTCCAGTCGGTCTTGCTTTCGCTCTACGTTACAAGTACGACAATGACGTACTAGGTAGCCAGATCCCAGGTAAGTACAATGATGCTGCTTACGGCAACCCTCCTCCATATCCATGGCAGATCCAGGCAGCTGGAACTGAGAACCCAGGTACATTCGGTCACACCTATTCTGGTGAACTTGGTTACGAGTATCTAGATACACGTTTCACTGGTGCTTCTTCTGCTGACTTAGCTCAGTATCAGAATAACGCCAACTTCGAGATCATCCAATCTGACCAAGGTGTTGCTCAGTTGCTAGCCAACTATGAGTTCACTTCCCAGATCCCAACAGCTTCTATCTCTTTCGAGAAGACAGCCGTTGAAGCTGGTACCCGTAGACTAGCTGCTCGTTGGTCCGTTGAGTTGGAGCAGGACTTGAAGAA